ATGGCGCAGAGCATCGTCAAGTCGGAGGGGGTCACGGAGACTGAGCGGATGCTCGCGGACTTCTGCGAACGGTCGTTCCTCAAGCTTTGGACCTATCCGAACCCGTTCAAGGATGACGGCCATGAGCTGTGCGATGTCATCGCCTGTTTCGGCAACCACATCTTCGTCTTCTTTGACCGCGAAAGCCACCTGCCTGCCGTCCCCGACAAAGACCCCGCCGTCCTTTGGGATCGATGGAAACGAACAGCCATCGACCGGCAGGTCAAGACCGCGCATGGTGCCGAACGGTACCTGCGAAGCGGACGCGCGATCTTCCTCGATCCGAAGCGCAGCATCCCGTTTCCGCTTTCGTTCGACGCACAGACGGCCATCGTTCACAAGATCGTCGTAGCGCACGGTGCGAAGGACGCGTGCAAGCAAGCATCCGATCGGAACATCTACGGCAGCTTGGCGATCACGTATCGTGAAATCGACGAGGCGGAGGACTCGGAGCCGTTCCATCTCTTCATAGATCGTAGTCAGCCAGTCCACGTCTTCGACAGCCACAACCTCCCGATCCTGCTCCGTGAGTTGGATACGGTGAGCGATCTAGTGGGCTACCTGGACGAGAAGGCGCGCGCCATCGCACGCTTTGACTTCCTGTCCTACTGCGGCGAAGAGGACTTGCTCGCCCACTACTTGTTCAACTTCGACAAGGTGAAGCAACGCCATGTCATCGGTCCGAAGTCGGGAGAGTTCAGTGGCGTCTTGATCGGAGAAGGGGAGTGGCGTGATTTCAGCGCCAGCGATGTCTACCGCAACACGAAGAACGAGGATCAGATCTCATATTATTGGGATGAGCTGATCCAGCGCACCTGTCAGAACTCGCTCGATGGCACGTTGGGCGGAAATACGGACTTGCTGCGTGGGCAGAGCGCCATTGTCGAGATGGTGAGGGAGCCGCGGTTCATGCGACGCAGCCTCTCGGAGAAGATCAAGAACGCGGTCGTAGGCTTCCCGGATCATGCAAGTCAGCTCACGCGCCAAGTGACGTTCGTCCCGTCCTTTTGGCCGAACGTTGGCTACGTGTTCTTTCAGCTGAGAGTGCCTGACCGGCTGCGAGGCGAATCCGACTACCTCGACAAGCGCCGGAGCTTGCTGGAGATTGCATGCGGTGCCGCAAAGAACAAGTTTCCCAACCTGGTCAAAGTGATCGGCATTGGGATGGATGCGCCGAAGTTCGCCGGCGAGACGAACTCGGAAGATTTCATCCTGCTGCCATGTGCGGAGTGGTCGGACGCGCAAAGCACTCATTACAGAGAGCAAAACGAGCAGTGGCAGTTCTTCGGCACGCCTGGGCTGAGGCAGTTCAAGGAGCACGTTACGCAGTTCGTGCAACCGACGCGAGGGGCCCGCGTTCAGACGGCCAGGGTCAAGGTCGGCCGCAACGACCCGTGTCCGTGCGGATCCGGAAAGAAATCGAAGAAGTGCCACGGCGCGTGAGTCGTCGATGGCTTGGGCTCCAGGGCTTTGAACAGCCTGGAGGTCGCTCCTTCAGCGCGTGGGCTTCGCAATGCGGATTCGGCGTCGGTCGTACACCTGCCGAACCATTCGATCGCTACTGTGCATCGTCGCATCGAGCGTGTCAGTCGCGCCGGATGCAAGCTTGTCGGTGACCCCCTTCGGTCGGCAGTCCTGTAGAGAGAACGGTTCGAATGGAATGGAGCGCTGCTTGGCCTCGAGCGCGCACTCGGCCATCAGCTTGGATAGCGTCGCCTTCCAACCTCCCTTCGTGTAGCGCTGGCCGTTCAGGTTGCCGAACACATACCATGAGCCGGCCAACTTGTTCCGCTTCACGGAGAGGGCCTCGTCGACTGTGCTGCGCAAGGCAGGGCTCCATTCGATGAGGCCGCGCTTCACAGCTTCCCCGCGCTGCCGCTTCGCTGCTTCCCAGAGGATGCCGTCCTCCGTGATCTGGGCGCGGGTCAGTGCTCGAATCTCGACGGACCGGCGCAAGCATAGCCAGGCGGTGCGCAGTGCAAGGCCGACGATGTGTTGAGGTCCGCCCATGCGCCGGCCGACTTCGAGTGCCAGCGCCAGCTCGGCATCGCTGACCAGCCGGTCTCTGCGGATCGTCGCAAGCTTCTCCACGCCGTCGAAGGGATTTACTGCGATGAGGCGAACGCGAACGCCAAACTCCAGAACCCGACGAGCGAGGGCGATCTCCTTGTTCCCCTTCGCGGCGCGAGGCCGCGGGTTGCCCTTCTTGTCGCGAGCCAGTGAGCAAGCGTCGAGGTAGGCATACGCGTCGGACTTCTCCATCTGGCCGACGTGCATGGCACCGAAAGCCCGCTTCAGCATTGCCAGTTCTCGTACGTTTTCCTCCAGCGTGCTATCGGCTCGCTTGTCCTGCGCGTTCGCGGGAAGGGCCCGCTGTCTGGCCAGCCATGCATCTGCCAGCGCGGCGAACGTGCCTTCAACCGGTGCACCCATCTCGATGTCTGCGGCTCGCTTGATCGCCTCGCGGCGAAGCTCGGCAATCTTGGCGACGCTCGTGGCAGGGCAGGTAAGCCGGAAGGCCCAGGTTCCGTCTGGGCGCTTGTATCCGATGGAGTACAGGCGAACGCCGCGACGCTCATACACGCGGTACGGGAGGCCGTCCGCTCGCTCTCTGCGACGGTTCATAGATTGAGCATGAAATCGAGCCGTGGGCCGACGCGCCGCGGCCCCGGGGCTTGGCCGGACATCCGCGCCAGGTAGTAGCTGCGGTCCACCTTGGGCACATCTCCGCGGCGCGCCGGGGGCTCGTACACCCAGCCTCGAGTGCTCAACCAGGCGGCCATGCGCTTCGGCCGCTTCGCCCCAGTGAGCTCTTGCAGTTCGGTTGCTGTGAGGGTCAGCATGTCAGGTCGTTCCCTCCTCGACCGGTTGCTCGGCCACAGCCGCCTCGGCCTCGATGCCAGCCTGGGCCGTCTCGGAGCCGGCCGCGGGCTCCGCGGAGCGTCGACTAACGCGCTCCCGCGGGGCCTTGTTCGCCGTTGGCTCCGTCGTTACCCCGTAGTGATTGGCTGCAGCCAGCAGTTTCTCCGGCTTCCTGTCGAGGGCGTAGGAGTCAACGCGCACGTTCTCAATCAGAGCGCAGTCGAGGATGAACATGGTCAGAGCATCGAGCGGCAGGATGGCAATGTGAGCCTCCAGCGCATCGCGTTCGATGCCGTACAGCTCAGCCAAGGTCGTCTTGTCCTTCCACCCCACGCCCGCACATGCGACATGGGCAATCAACTGAAGATCGAACGCGCTGCGCGGTGCCGCGGCCGCCGCTGTGCGAACTCGCGTCAGCAGATCCAAACGGCTGTCGATCTCGGCTCGCGCCTTCGCCATCAGCTTCTCGTGCGCGGCTTCCCGCTTCTTTCGATCCTCTTCGCTCTCGCCGTAGGCACTGACGGGCTTCGGTTCTTTGATCTTCACGCCGGCGGCCTTCACCTCCTCGATCTTGACGATTTGGTGCGTCTTGCCGTCGCGCGGATCCTGGAGGGTGACGACTTCCGGTTTGGCGTCCTTCGCCACCTTCTTCAGGGCGTCACGCACGTCTGCCAGCTTGATGAAGCCGCCCTTGATGTTGCCGTACGCGTCGATCGCCTGGCGCGCCTTGGTGCCCTGAAGCACGACCTTGCCGGCCTCCTGCAGCTTCGCGGCCTCGCGCTTTAGGTGAGCCTTCTTCTTCTCGGCGAAGCAATCGGGGTCCGTGCAGACGTCTGTACCGTGCACCGGCGCACGGTCGACGTAGCGGCCGGCGCTGTTCTTGCGCTCCGCGGGCGCGTTGATGTCGTCGAACTCCGGGGCGTTGCCGGTGCGCTTCGGACAGCGCACGCAGTGCCCAGCGGCTGGCACCAGCATCTCGTCCTCGATGTCGAAGATTGCGTTCTTCAGGCTGAGCGAGAACTTCTCACTGAGGATGTCGCGGATGCGGCGGAAACTGCGCTTGCCGCCGTCGTCCAGCCTGGCGTGGTAGTCCTTGTTGATGTACTCCAGCGCCTTCTCCTGAAGGGCGGGCGTGCGCAGCCGGGCGATGAGCAGCGCGACCTCGCTGCCGACCTCTCCGGCCAGACAGGCTTTGCGGATGGCGGGGCAGGCCTCGAGCAGCTTCAGGCGACCGTACACATAGCTGCGGCTCTTCCCGAACTTCGCCGCCAGGTCGTCGGCGGTCAGGTTGTCGCCATCGATCATGGCCTGGAAGCCCTCGGCCTCCTCGATCGGGTGCACGTCGGCGCGCTGCAGGTTCTCTGCGACCTGGGCGCTGCGCGCCTCGGCATCGGTCATCGTGCGGACCATGCAGGGCACCGTCAGCAGCGCGGCCGCCGCTGCCGCGCGGAAGCGGCGGTGGCCGAAGACGATCTCGAAGCCATCGACGCCGGCGATGGTGGTCGGCCGGACGAGCAGCGGCTCGTGGATGCGCCCCTCGGCCACGATGTTGGCGGCCAGCTCGTCGATGCCGACGAAGGTGCGCCGCGGATTGAACGGGCTCTCGTGGAGGTCGTCCAGTGGGATGTCGGTGATGATGTGTTCCATAGGTGCTCCGTGGATGTTCAGCGGCCGAGCTGGCGGGCTTGTTCTTGGCGTTGGAAGTCGAGGAAGTCGGCGCGCTCGCTGAAGGCGTTGCGCCAGTCGCTCCAGCGGGCTGTGCAGCGCTTGCGGGACATCAGGTCGACCCAAGGTGCCGTTGGCACGCCCTGCAGGACTTCCCAAGGCGTGCCGCCGCTGGGCAGGAGCTGGGCGCGCTCGGTTGCCAAGGCAATCAGGTCGGCGCGCTTGATCTCGGCGGCATGTGCGGTCGAGGCGACGTGGATGGCGAAGGCGCTGCGAATCACGCGCTCGAAGCGGTGCTCGAAGGCGGCCCAGGGAGCGCCGATCTCGGTCTTCACGGGCGTGCTGAGGTCGTTGGTGAAAGCCTCGTGGGCGTCGTGCATCAGCGCGGCGAGCAGGCCGTGCGACGGCAGATTGAACTCACGCTCGGCGATCTCGCTGACCAGCAGCGAGTGCTCGGCGACGCTGTACGGCCGGCAGGCGGCCCCGCTGAAGCGGTTGATCTGTGCGAGGTGGTGGGCGATGGTCGCGAGGTTGATGCTGGCAAGCCGAGGCTGCTGTAGCGATACCTCTGCGCCGGTGGCGGTGGTGATGCAGGTCATTCGATGTCCTGTGCAGGCGTGTTGAAGCTCGCCGCGTGCGATGGCGCAGGCGGGCGGGCGATGAAGGTGGGGAAGGGCGGCGGCGCGCCGTCAGGCGTGCAGGCTGTCGAAGTCGATGCGCATGAATCGGGCATCAGGCCCGCAGCCGCCGTGCGACGCTCGCATGACGGTGACGAGCCGCCAGCGATCGGGCGTGACCGCGGCCGGGCAACGGCAGACCAGATCGGTGCCTTCGTACATGCGGTGGTCGCACAGCTCGCAGGCGCGGTAACTCGTGGCGTCCCAGCCGGCCGGCGTGGGAAGGGGAAGGGCGGCGGCGATCACAGGCACCTCGCGCTGCAGCTGCGAAGGGTGGAGAAGGTGCGTACCAGGATGTCGATGACATCGAAGCTATGCGCGGCGACGACGTGCAGCGCGCCGCGCGTGCCGTCCCTCAGCGTGTAGCGGGCGAGGTAGTGGCGGTTCATGCTGCGTCACCTGCGGACGGATGAGGCGTGAACAGTTCGAGCCACGCACTCGCTGCAGATACCAACGCCGAGAGCTGCCCATGCGACAAGAGCAAGTAGTCTTGGTGCGGGGCGGAGATCTGGAAGCGGATCGGATTCCCTTGTTCGCGCTCGCCGATGTCGATCTGCGGCCAGTAGCCGGAGTTGACAACGAGCTTGATCGACACCCCTTGCAGGGCCGCGGTCGGGAACTCGTGAACGACGGCGCTCATGCGCACCTCGACGAAGGTTGCTCGAGGCGCTGCACTTCACTGATGGCACAGCCAGTGAGGTGGTGCGCCAAGCGCTGGGCTTCCTCGGCGTCCGGGGCACGGAGCTGGACGAAGGGAAGGACGCCGGTCTCGCTGATGCTTGCGAAGCCGGCGCGGTCGGCGGGGTGGTAGCTGCAGCGGTAGCTGCGGGTGGGTTGGATCACATGGCCTCCGTTCTGCGCCGAATGGCGCGACGGAGTGCAATGTAAGCGTGCTAACAGATAAATGCAAGCATGCTAATCAGCCAGTAAGCCAGCTAAGAGCGGCGCACCGCACGTTGCCGTCATCCGAGCCGGTGCGACGACCCGATGAATACGCCGATGAGTTCGAGGCCGTCGCGCTCCGAGTCGAGCAGTCGATACGCATCGTTCGATGAGTACGCCTCCCACTGACCAGGACGTCCCGCGCGATAGCGGCGAAAGTAGTACCCACCGGATGCATCGCGCACCAGGACTCCGTCACCTGGTCGAGGTTCTGTGATGGATCGATCGAACGTGACGGTGGAGCCTGCTGGAACGAGCGGAGCGACGGCGTCGTCCGGTACTTCAACTTGAAAACACTGCGGCAAGTCCACCGACATCAACTCTCCCCATGAAATTCTTAGAGGAGGGAGCATGACATCTGACAAGCTCACTCGGTGAGCTACCCCTGTTGTAGGGCTACCTGAAAAGTGTGACGGAGTTGGCCCGCTGACATGCTTGGGTCCGAGCCCCTTCGCGACCCAAAGGGCGGAAAAACCAGAGGCTTGCTCGATGCGCTCCGCGGCCTCCATCTTCCCGATGGTCTTGATTTCCTTCGAGCCGTTGCCAAGCCACTGAGAGACCACGGAAGAGCTTTGCCCCGAGATCTTCACCAGATCAAGGTGCTGCCACTTCATTGCAGCCATCACTTCGGCAAGGCGGTTCTTCAGCGATTTCATGTATAGATTTAGCCAGCTAAACGAGTTAGCGTGCTTGCCGAATAACTGTTAGCGTGCTAACGTGTACGCATGCTCAAGTCTCACGCGATTTTCATGCTCGGTGGAACACCGACGGCGGTTGCCCAGGCGGTTCGCGTTTCCACCTCAGCCGTAGCCCAGTGGCCCGACAAGCTTTCCGATCGCATCGCCGATCGTGTTCTCGCGGCACTGGCAAGGAAGCACCTTCCAGCCGAAATGCTCGCCGGCTGCCTTTCCGACTTGCCTGGTCAAACGCCGGGAGCCAGCGATGCCGTCTGACGTGATGCGGCCTGTTCCGCCAACCGCTCCCGTAGCGCGTCGTCCAGCGCTGCCCACAGATGCCGTGCCGCCGGTACGCCGAGGCACAACGTGGCAGGGGCCTGTCCTCCTGGCGCCCGCAGCGTCACCTCCAGCGCCCCCAGCGGCCCGATAGGCGAGGGGATGTCGACGAACTCGACGCTCGCCTGCGCGAACACGCTGCCCCACCGCATTCCTTCCTCCATGCCTCTGCCTCCGATCGTCGCTGCGTCACAGCGCGATCGGGTTCCATGCCCAAGCTGCGCTCACTGGTGCGCAGTATCGGAAACAGGGCAGGGCACATCCATAGCAACCCCCACGGACCCATGCCATGAACGTCCAGACTGCCGCCTTCAACCTCGTCCACGACTACCCCGGAGGTGCGACCGCACTCGCACCGCTGCTCGGCAAGAGCGCCTCGACGCTCAGCCATGAGGTCGATCCCAACTACCCGACCGCCAAGATCGGCCTGGCCGACGCGCTCAAGCTCACGCTGCTGACGAAGGACCGCGGCATCCTGAACGCCTTCGCGCTCGCCAGCCACTGCATGGTGCTGCCGCTGCCGGCCTGCGCCGACGGCATCGACGACGACACCTTCAAGGGCGTCACTCGCATGGCGCGCGAGTTCGCTGAGGTGATCGGCCAGATCAGCGAGGTGACGGCGGACGGCGCCGTCACCGACAACGAGCTGCGCCGCGTCGAAGGCGAGGCCGCCGAACTGATGTCGGCCGTGCAGGCCGTGCTCGTCGCGCTGCGCGTGCGCAACGAAGCGGCCAAGCCGCAATCGATGCGGGAGGCACGCTGATGCACACGCAGACCACCTCCACGCTCGGCTTCGCTGTCGACGTGCTGGCCCGCGACACGCTCGAGCGCCTGAGCGAGGGCGACCTCGCGACGGTCCGCGAGTCCGAGTTCATCTTCGCGGCGCTGGCGAAACATCGTGAGCGTACGTCACGCCTCACGTACCTGCCACTGGGTATCTGCCGCAACTGCGAGGAGCGCTGCGCCCCGGGCGAGGCCTATTGCGACGACGACTGCCGTACCGACCACGCCCAGCGCGAGTGCCGGCAAGCCCGGCTGCGTTCCTGACCAGCATCCCGACATGACTGAACGACAAGATGTATTGCGACCCAGGTGGCCGCAAGGGAAGGGTGTTGCCGCATGAGCACCCTCGTGATGGCCGCATGCTGGCCGCTGACGATGCCCCCCACGCCCAAGGCCGTCCTGATCAGCCTCGCCGATCAGGCGAACGACCAAGGCGTGTGCTGGCCGAGCATCGACACGATCACGGTGCGCACGTGCTTCGGTGAGCGCGCGGTGCGCAATGCCATTCGCTGGCTGGAGTCCGCGGGGTTGGTGAAGGTGGAGATCGGCGCCATGAAGGCGAACCGTTACACCGTGATCCCGCGTGGCTTCGGCGGCGAACGGCGGGGCGCCCGACACACCCCGGCACCAGATGCCCCCGGCAGCAAATGCCCCCCGGTTCACCTGACCACCCCGGCACCACGTGCCCCCCGGCACGAGATGCCCCCGGCACCAGATGCCGCCTACCCGGCACGACGTGCCGCCCAACCGGCACCAGATGCCGGTCACCCCGGCACGACGTGCCCCCTAACGGTAATAGAACCAATACAAGAAATACACCCCCAACCCCCTGAAGGGGCTGAAGACCCCTGGCTGGACGAAAACGACGAGACCGAGGTTTCGAAGCACAAGCCGCTGGTGAGCCTCGCCACCTTCCTCGCGATCTGCAAGGCCGCCGGGGAGAAGCCCATCCCTGAGGACGACCCGGTGTTCGCCTACTGCGACACCGTTGCCATCGACCGCGACATCCTGCTGCTGCACTGGCGGGAATTCAAGGCACGCCGTACCGCCCAGGGCAAGCGGCAACGCGACTGGCGCCAGACCTTCCGCAACAGCGTCCGCGACAACTGGTACCGCCTGTGGTTCCTGACCCCGGGCGAGGCCGCCCGACTTACCACCCAAGGCCTGCAAGCGCAGGCCGTGATGCAACGAGAACTTGGAGCCGCCGCATGAGCCGCCGACCCGAAGCGATGAGCGCACCCCACAGCGAGGAGGCCGAGCACAGCGTGCTGGGCTCCCTGCTGATCGACAACCAGGCCTTCGAGGCCGTGGGCACGATCCTGAAGCCGGAGCACTTCTACCAAACCGACCACCGCGCGATCTACGAGACCATCAGCGAGCTGCTGACCGCCGGAAAGCTGGCCGACCTGGTGACCGTCCACGACAAGGGCGACCACAGCATGGTGTACCTGAACCAGCTGCAGCAGTGCGTCGCGAGCAGCAGGGCCGCGCAGCGCCACGCCGAGTTGATCGTCGAGCACTGGCGAGAGCGCGAAGTGATGCGCCTGGGCTCGACGATGGCCGACGAGATCATGCGCGGCGCGCACGATGCGAAGGGCAAGCCGCGGCCAGTCGACCAGCTCATCGACCAGATGATCACCAAGCTGATGGCGCTGAACGCGGTGGCCGACCGCAACGAACCGCGTGACATCAGCGAACTGGTTGTGAGCTACCTCGACGACCTGCAGAAGCGCTACGACGGCGCGGAGACGACCATCCAGACCGGCCTGAAGGATCTGGACCACTGCACCGCGGGCGGCGGGCGGCCTGGCGAGCTGTGGGTCATTGGCGCCAGGCCGAGCATGGGGAAGACGGCCATATGCCTGACGCTGAGTCGCCACGTTGGTCGGAAGCATCACGTGCTCATGCTGACGCAGGAAGACAGCCTGAACTCGCTGACGGCCCGCCAAGTCGCGGCGGCAGGCCGCGTGAACCTCGCGGACCTGCGCAACCCGCGCAAGGCGCCCGAGAGCATGTGGGAGGGCGTCAGCGAGGGCATCGATGCGCTCGGGAAGTTGCACATCGCGATGGACGACCAGGCGGCGCTCTCCATCATGGACGTGCGCCGCAAGATCCAGCAAGTCAAGCGCAGGCGCAAGAAGCTGGATCTCGTGATCATCGACTACCTCCAGCTGATGGAGGGCGACGGCGACAACCGCAACCAGGAGCTGGGCAAGATCGCTAACGGCCTGAAACGGGCGGCCAAGGAATTCGGCGTCTGGATCATCCTGCTGTCGCAGATGAACCGCGAGGCGGACAAGCGCAGCGGGCCGCCGCAGATGAGCGACCTGCGCGACAGCGGCGACATCGAGGGCGCGGCCGACCTGATCGGGCTGCTGCACCGCGAGCACCGGCGCAACCCGACCGAGGCCAACAAGTTCCACGCCGAGCTGCACGTGGTCAAGCACAAGAACGGACCGACCGACACGCTGAACTTCACCTTCGACGGCGCGCACCAGCGTTTCACGGATTGGGAAGGTCCGCCGCCGATGAAGAGCATCAAGGCACAGCGCGGCGGCGGGCTCGACTGAACCAGGGAGGAACGATGCTGACGATGAACATCCGCTTCGACGCGACGCAGATCGCGAAGGCTTTCGGCGAACTGCAGCAGGAGCACCCGAACGTGATGGCCCAGGCCATCAACGACACCACGCGTGAGGTGCGTGATGCGCAGGTGGCTGCGATCCGGTCGAGCTTCGACAACCCGACGGCCTTCACGCTGCGGGCCCTGCGCACGACCTTTGCCAGCAGGACCAAGCTGCAGGCAATGGTGTGGCTGAAGGACGGCACGTCGCGGGCGCACTACCTGATCCCACAGATCGAGGGCGGCAACCGGCCGCTGAAGCGCTTCGAGGAGATCCTCGTGCAGGCCGGGCTGATGCGCAAGAACGAGCGGGCGGTGCCGGGCGCGGCGGCCAAGCTCGATGCCTACGGCAACATGGGTCGCGGGCAGATAGTGCAGATCCTGAGCCAGCTGCAGGCCTTCAACCTCGCGGGCTCGGATGCCAATGCCACCAGCTCGAAGCGCTCGAAGGCCAAGCGCAGCAAGGTCGAGTACTTCGTCGCGCATGGCGGCGAGTCGAGGCAGGGGCGCGGCTCATGGAAACACGGCGACAAGATGCAGCACCTGCGGCGCGGTGTGTGGGCGCGGTACCGCTTCAGCGCGGGCAGTGCGGTCAAGCCTGTGCTGCTGTTCGTCAACGGCACGCGGTACGGTCGGCGCTTCGACTTCGTCGGCACGGCACAGCGCGTGATCGATGCGCGCTTCAAGTCGCATTACGAGCAGCGCATGCAGAAGCAGCTCGCGAAGCTCGGGCTCGGCTCGAAGGGGCAGGGCGCATGACCACCTCGACCTCGATCGGCACCACCCCCACCCCCCTAGACGGGTCCTCCCGGGGACTCTCGGTCAAGGGTAATTCGAACCCCGTTTGCACCGCAGTTGCGGGGCGTTCCTAAGGGGGTTATATCCATGGGAGACCCACAGGACATGCTGTCTTTGCCGGTGACGCAGGAGCAGTTCGGCGACTTGGTCGGCGTGAGCCAGCCCGTCATCAGCGACCTGATGACGCGCGGCATCTTGCTGGCCGGCCAGCCGGCGGCGACGTGGCTGCGCGCGTACACGAAGCACCTGCGCGAGCAGGCCGCGGGCCGCGGCGCCGACGGCGAACTGGCGCGCGAGCGTGCACGCCTGGCCCGCGAGCAGGCTGACCGCGTCGCGATGGACAACGCGGTGAACCGCCGTGAGCTGGCGCCGGTGTCGGTGCTCGAGCTTGTGCTCGCCAAGATGGCCGGCGACGTGGGCAGCCTGCTGCAGGGCCTGGTGCCGCGCGTGCGCCGCCGCGTCGATCTGCCGGGCGAGGCACTGCGCATCCTCGACGAGGAGGTCACCAAGGCCCGCAACCGCGCCGCGGCCATGACGCTGGCGGACGCCGAGGAAGAACCCGAAGAGGAGGATGAAGCTTGAACGATCTGATGGATTTCGAGCGCCCGATGTCGCTGGCGGACCTCGGCACCGAGCAGCGCGACGAGATCAACGCCGCGCTGCGCCGCGGCCTGCGCCCGCTGGAAGCCCCGACGCCGATGCGGCTGTCCGCGTGGATGGCCGAGCACTTCTACCTGTCGGAGGAGAGCAGCTACGAGCAGGGCCGCTGGGAGGCCTACCCGTACCAGGTTGCCATTGCCGACTGCATCGGGCACGACGAGATCACGCACGTGACCTGGCGGAAGTCGGCGCGCACCGGGTACACCAAGATCTTCCTCGCGGCCATCGGCTACTTCGCCGAGCACAAGCGCCGCAACCAGGCGGTGTACCAGCCCACCGACGAAGACCGCGACGACTTCGTGACCACCGAGCTGGAGCCGATGCTGCGCGACGTGAAGGTCATGCGCCGCGTGTTCCCGAAGTTCAACCGCAAGTCCAAGGACAACACGATCAAGAAGAAGCGGTTCCTGGGCTGCCAGCTGCACCTGCGCGGCGGCAAGGCCGCGAAGAACTATCGCCGCATCACCGTCGACTGCGTCTACTACGACGAGACCGACGGCTTCGATCGCGACATCGAGAAGGAGGGCAGTGCGTTCCGTCTGGGCGACAAGCGCATCGAGGGCGCCACGTTCCCGAAGTCGGTGGCGGGCAGCACGCCGAAGCTGAAGGGCTTCAGCCTGATCGAAGACCGCGAGCACCAGGCCGACGTGCGCTTCCAGTATTTCATTCGCTGCCCGCACTGCGATGAGGAGCACACGCTCGACTGGGGTGGCAAGGAAGCACGGCATGGCTTCAAGTGGACCGACGGCAACCCGGAGACGGTCGGCCACGTCTGCCCGCACTGCGGCGTGTGCATCACCCAGGCCGAGTACCTGGCCGCCTGGCGCGGTCGGTGGAAGGCGCAGGACGGAACCTGGATCGACGAGCGCGACCCGATCCAGCTGCGCTTCCGCAACGCGGCGGACGAGGAGGTCAGCCCGCCCAAGCACGTGGCCTTCTTCTGCTGGACCGCATACAGCCCGCAGGCGACCTGGGTGAGCATCGTGCGCGACTGGTTGTCCGCCGCGAAGAAGGCGCAGGCCGGCGACGACAGCGACCTGAAGACCTTCATCAACACCACGCGCGGCGAGACCTACGAGCAGGAGCTGGAGAAGACCGACGCCAGCCAGCTCGCGCTGCGCGGCAAGCACGGCCATCAGCTCCGCATCGTGCCGCGTGGCGCTGTGAAGCTCGCGATCGGCGTGGACGTGCAGGGCGATCGCTGGGAATTGGTGGTGTGGGGCTTCGGGCGCGGCGAAGAGATGTGGGTGGTGGATGACCTGGTCATCTATGGCAACCCGGCCGACCAGCGCGAGTGGGATCTGAAGCTGGATCCGGCGATCAAGGCGACCTACCGGCACGTCTGCGGCGTCGAGATGTCGGCCGACGCGGTCGCGATCGACACGGGCGGCCACTTCACCCACCAGTGCTACGTCTTCGTGCGCAACCGGCCGAACCAGAACCTGTACGCGGTGAAGGGCGAGACGCGGCTGGGCCGTCCGATCAAGAGCGCCAGCGTGCTGGTCGACGTGAACGAGCGCGGCAAGACGATCCGCAAGGGCGTGCGGCTGTGGCACGTGGGCACCGACACTGCGAAGGACCTGCTGTACGGTCGCCTGCAGGTGAGCCAGCCCGGGCCGGGCTACGTGCACTTCGCGCGCGAGCTGACGGCCGAGTTCTACGACCAGCTCACGGCCGAGAGCCGGATGCTGGTGAAGACCGGCCGCGGCGAGGAGCACCGCTGGCTGAAGCCGGCCGGCAAGCGCAACGAGAAGCTGGACTGCACGGTCTACGCGCTGTTCTGCGCGCAGATGCTCGGGCTGCACACGCTCAGCGACAAGCTGTGGGCGCGACTGGAAGCCGGGCTCGAACCCGATCTGTTCGCCCGGCAGATCGACGCAGCACCGGACCTGCCCGCGGCTGTGCAGACATCTGCACAGCCGTCGTCGCCACCACCGCCTGCATCGGTTTCGCCGGCGGCGCCACCGCCGCCGCGGCCCATCCCCTTCGCCCGCAACCCTTTCATTGCCAGTGACTCATGGAGCAGCAGACTGTGACCGGACGCATCTACAAGACATCCAGTGTTTCCACCGCACGCAATGCGGCCGACTTCGATGCGGCCACGCACCTCCTGCAGGACATGAAGGAGATCCTGCGCGATCGACTCGCGGTTCAGGATCCGTGGGCGACGGCGATGGCGCAGGAGATCGTCGAAGGCATGCGAGAGATGTTCGGCGGCGATGACATCTACGTGCCGGCGGCCAGCCGCCAGGCGCGCGATGCGCAGATCCGTCACCTGTTCAACGGCACCAATGCGCGAGAACTCAGCCAGCGCTTCGGGCTGTCGCGCCAGCACATCTACCGGATCTCGGCGCGCAAGAAGCCCACCGACGAGGACTGACGCGCAGCATTCAAGTTGTCGCATTTCTCCCCTAAAAATGTGACACGCGGACCTCGACCATGACGGCATGCACACAGCACTCGTCATCGCATGAAGGCCCCGCCCTGGTACAGCATCCACCGGCGCACCGTCGCCAAGGCTCTCGCGCAAGCCGAGGGCGAGCACGTCGAGATCTGGATCTACGGCGACATCGGCGAATCCTGGTACGGCGAGTCCATCGCCGCGAAGGACTTCGTCAAGACCGTCGCGGCCCTCGACGCCGAGACCATGTCGGTTCGCCTGAACAGCTTCGGTGGCTCGGTCGCCGATGGGATCGCGATCTACAACGCGCTGAAGCGCCACCCGGCCACCGTCACCGTCTCCGTCGATGGCATCGCGGCGTCCATCGCCAGCCTGATCGCGATGGCCGGCGACCGCGTCGAGATCGCCGAGAACGCGATGCTGATGATCCACGCGCCGTGGGCAGGCACCTCGGGCAATGCCACCGAGCTGCGCCAGGCGGCCGACATGCTCGACAAGTGGGCCCAGGCCATGGCCGCGAGCTACGCCGCCAAGACCGGCCGCGCGCTGGAGGAGGTGATGGCCTGGCTCAGCGATGGTCAGGACCACTGGTTCACCGCGTCGGAAGCGGTCGCCGAGAAGCTGGCCGATGCCACCACGTCGGCGCTGCCGATCACAGCCAGCGCCACGCGCTTCGCCTGGGCACGCGCTGGCTCGGCGTCGACCACCGCTTCCGCGGTCACCACACCGTCGGCCGCCGCGAAGCCCGCTGCGTCCACTCCGTCCACCCCTTCAATTCAGTCGATCACTTCGAACCCGGAGACCCAGATGGTCATTGCCCCCAACGATCCCAACGCCAGCGCCGTTCAACAGGAAGCCGCGAAGGCCGCCGTCCGCGCCGAGAACCAGCGCCAGAGCGAGATCCGCGCCGCCTTCGAGAAGCACCTGTATCGCCAAGGCGCGCGGGCTGTCCTCGACGCGGCCCTTGCCGATGTCGATTGCACGCTGGACCAGGCCAAGGCGCGACTGCTCGATGCCATGGCGCGCGTCACCGAGCCGGCCGGCGGCCACATCGTGACAATCGAAGACGAAGTCGACCGGCGCAGGACGGCCATGGCTGCCGCGCTGGAGATCCGCGCCGGTCTCGCCAAGGACGACACCAGCAACCCGTGGCGCGGCCATACTTTGACAGAGATGGCGCGCGCCTCGCTGCAGGCGCAAGGCGTGCGGCACGCAGGCATGGACAAGATGGGCCTCATCGCGCTGGCTTTCACGCACAGCTCGGGCGACTTCCCGCTGCTGCTCGCGAACATCGCGCAGAAGGCGATGCTCAAGGGCTACGACGAGGCCGAGGAAACCTTCCAGCTGTGGACAGCCAAGGGCACGCTGCCGGACTTCAAGCCGATGCAGATGGTGGACATCGGCAGCTTCCCGGCGCTGCGCCAGGTCGCCGAGGGGGGCGAGTACAAGTACATCACCATCGGTGAGCGCGCCGAAACGCGGGTGCTGGCGACGTACGGCGACATTTTCAAGATCACGCGCCAGGCGGTGATCAATGACGACCTGGACGCCTTCACCCGCATCCCGCGGAAGATGGGCCGCGCTGCAGTCCGCACGGTGGGCAACCTGGCGTACGCAGTGCTGACCGGCAACGCGCCGATGGCAGACGGCAAGGCACTGTTCCACGCCGACCACGGCAACGTGCAGGATGCGGCGGCGCTGTCGACGGTCGCGGTCGATGCGATGCGTGTCGCGATGGCGCGGCAGAAGGACATCGGTCAGACCAGCGGCTCGCTGAACATCCGCCTGGCCAAGCTGCTGGTGCCGATGTCGCTGCAGGGCACGGCCAACGTGGTGCGCGACAGCGAGTTCGAGGTCGGCGCCGGCACCAAGAACAACACCGTGCCGAACAGCGTGCGGGGCACCTTCGAGGTGATCTCCGACGCCCGCCTCGACGACCACTCGGCCACCAAGTGGTACGGCGTCGCCGACCGGGGCATGCATGACGTGGTCACGGTCGACTACCTGGACGGCAACGAGGCACCGACGATGGAGCAGCAGCAAGGCTGGAACGTCGACGGCGTCGAGTTCAAGGTCCGGCTGGACGCGAGCGCGAAGGCACTCGACTGGAAAACCATGCAGCGCAACGGCTGATCCGGGCGTCCACCGGAACGGGCGAAGGCTCCACAGAGGGCCGCCCACCTCACGCCGACCCAGGCTCCTGCGCCTACCCATCCCGCCCCACATCCCGACTCACTCATCACGGACCCCATGAAGAACTTCATTCAGCCCGGCCAGTCCCTCACCCACACGCCCGCCGCCGCGGTGGCCTCTGGCGGCGTCGCCAAGATCGGCAGCCGCATCGGCATCGCGGTTTCCAACGTCGCCGCCGGCGCGCCCGGCACCTTTACCGCGGAGGGCGTCTATCGGCTGCCCAAGCTCGCGGCCGACGCCATCGGCCAGGGCGACGGCGTGCGCTGGGATCACCTGCAGGGCGTCATCACCACGGCGACGGTCGGCGCTGGCAATGCGGTGATCGCCTCGGCCGGCTTCGCCTTCACGGCCGCCGCGGCCGGCGAGGCCTTCGTCGACGTCAAGATCAACGCCTGACCCGGATGCCGCCGATGCTCGACGACATCTTCACGCGCAAGCTGGCGGTGCTGTACGCCCGGCTCGGCCGCGATGCGCAGTTCACGCCGGCAGGCGGCGATGCGCAGCCTGTTCGCATCCTGCTCGACGAGCCGGGCAGCACGGGTCTCGACGGCATGCAGATGCGCACTCAGCCGACGATCCGAATGCAAAGCGCCGACGCGCCGAACGGCGTGCTGCGCGGCGACCGTTTCGCGGTGGCCGGCAAGACCTGGGAGGCGCGCGAGGCCGGCGTCCGGCATGGGCAAGGGCATCAAGAGCGCCTCCGGCGGCTACGACATCCCGAGCGGCCTGAACCCGATCACCCAGCTGCACGAGGAAGAGATGGTCCTGCCGAAGCAGCACGCGAACGTGATCCGGCAGCTGGCAGGGCAGGGCGAGGGCGGCAGTAGCGCAGAGCCGGCCGCGCCCGTCGAGCTGCGCGGCGTGACGGCGGGCGAGTTCTTCATGGCCTCGAAGCGCGACCTGGTCGCGGTGCTGAAGCACCTGCGGCGCGACTTTGCACTGAACTGAGGGAGGACCATGAGCCTGGACATCTTCCCGACGCTGCCCGGATTGAAGTGGGGCAGCACGCGCGTGCCGATGCACCGCACTGGCGTGCGCGAGACGCCGAGCGGTCGCGAATTCCGCACGCGGTACTTCAGCTTCCCTCGCTGGCGCTACAAGCTGGCGTATGAAGTCCTTCGCGAGAACGACGGCCTAGTCGAGTTGCAGACGCTGGTGGGCTTCTTCAACGCGCGCGGCGGCGCGGCGCAGCGCTTCCTCTACCTGGACCCGGACGACTGCGCGGTCGTCGACCAGCGCCTGGGCACCGGCGACGGCACGGCTCGCAAGTTCCAGCTGGTGCGCACCTGGGGCGGTGTCGTCGAGCCCGTCTACGCGGCGGCAGATGACGCACAGGTGTTTGTCGGCGGCGCGGTTGCCGACCCGAGCACCTACGACATCGGGCCGAGCGGCGTGCTGGACTTCCACGTGCCGGTGGCGATGGGCCTGCCGGTGACCTGGACGGGCCACTTCTACTGGCGCGTGCGCTTCAAGCAGGACGAGACCGAGGTGTCGCAGTTCCTGCGGCAGCTGTGGGAAGCGCGCAGCGTCGAACTCATCACGGTAAAACCCTGAGGGCCGCCGCATGAGAACGCCTTCCTGGGAGAAGTCGCCCGGTGCACTGGCCGAGTTGCTGAACACCGAGACCGAGCTGGGCTGCATCGACCTGTACACGTTCACGCTGCCGGGCGGCCAGGTGCTGCGCTGGACCGGCGGCGACCAGGCCGTCACGGTCAACGGCACGACCTGGTCACTCGGGCCGGGCCTGCGCCGCAGCCGCACGCGGCTGAGCGTCGGCATCGAGGTGGACAGCCTGGACGTGACGGTGTTCGAGCTGCCGGCGGATCTCGACGCCGAGGAACGGGCGATGCAGCTGAATGGCACTCCTCTGCTCGCCTACATCGCCCGCGGCGGCTTCGAGCATGCGAGGCTGGAACTGCAGCGTGCCTTCCTGCCGGCGGTCGACATGGCGAGCCTCGCGCCGCCGATCGCCGGCACGCTGGTCTGGTTCACGGGCCGCGTGGCGACGACGAAGGGCGACCGCACCCAGCAATTGCTGGGCATCAAGAGCGACACCGAGCAGCTCGACGTGATGGTGCCGGCGGAGGTCTACCAGCCGGGCTGCCCGAACACGCTGTATGACGCGGCCTGCGGCGTTAGCCGCGATGCGAAGACGGTGACCAGTGTCGCGAACACCGCGAGCGATGCGACCCGCACGCGCTTCGGTCACGGCCTCACGCAGAACCTGTATGGGGCCGGGTATTTCGACCTCGGCGTCGTGAAGTTCCTCACCGGGCCGAACGCGGGCATCGGCCGCACGGTGAAACGATACACCACCGGCGGCGGCAGCAGCGCCGGACCGAATGCCGCCAATGAGATCACCGTGCTGCAGCCGTTCCCGTTCCCGGTCGCGGCCGGCGACACCTTTGCGATCTACCCCGGCTGCGACAAGACGCAGGCGACCTGCAAGGCCAAGTTCAACAACGTGATCCGTTTCCGCGGCAAGCCCTACGTGCCGGCCGCTGAAACGGTGATGTGACCCGATGACGAACACCGAAACCCAACATTGCGAAGCCGCAGAGATGGCGGATGGACAACGGCAAGCCGTTGTCACCGAAGCCCTGACCTGGCTCGGCACGCCGTACCACCACCACGCACGTCTGAAGGGCGCTGGCGTCGACTGCGGCCAGAGCCTGTGCGCGATCTACGAGGCGGCCGGCATCACCGCCGCGATCGACCCGGGCACTTACAGCACCGCCTGGCACCTGCACCGCAGCGAGGAGCTGTACATCGAGTGGCTGCAGCGCGCTGGCGCCGTTCCCACCGAGCAGCCGCGTGCCGGCGACGTGGCGCTGTTCCGCTTCGGCCGCACGTTCAGCCACGGCGGCGTGCTCATCGACAGCCACACGGTGCTGCACGCGTACATCAGCCAGGCCGTGATCCTGACGCGCCTCGACGAAGCGCCGCTCGCCGGCCGGCCGGTGCAGTTCTGGACGCTGTGGCCGGCGTTGGATGTGACGGCAGCGGCTGCCGTGCAGGCGTCTGCACCGATGTCCTCTGCGATGCCGGTGGAGGCCTGACATGGGCGGCCGCACCACGATCTCCAGCAGCGAAACCCGCATCGAGGCGCTGAAGCTGCAGAGCAGCGCGCAGGGCGTGACGATCCCCGTCGTCTACGGCGTGAACCAGATCAGCGGCAATCTGATCTGGTACGGCGACTTCAAGGCTATCCCGCACACGACCAGCCAGTCGGCCGGCAAGGGCGGCGGCGGGGTCACGTCCGAGAGCACGACCTACACCTACAGCGCGTCCGTGATGATGGGCCTGTGCCATGGCCAGATGAACGGCGTGCCGCGAATCTGGCGGGGCAAGAAGCTCTACAACGGCGGGATCCGCGGCGACCAGTTCGCGTCGGCGCGCAAGATCTACGCCGTGCCGGCGGCCGGCCCGATGTCGACCACGCTGGATGCTGCGTTCGCGTCGATCCAGGCGGTGTACGTCCCGCTCTTCTTCCTAAAGTCCCCGCTCGCCAACGGCGTGGACTACTCGATCGACACCGATGGCGAGCTCGCCGTGGTCAAGATCCTGAACGACAAGTACCGCGGCATGACGGTGACGATCGACTACCTGGTCGTCACCGCCGGCACGAAGCAGAGCGCGCTGGAAGAGCTGGGCCTGAGCTTCAAGACCGGTGCGCTCGGCCAGGCGCCGTGGTCCTACCTGCAGGGCGCCAATCCGGCGCAGGCGATCGGGTACAGCGGCCTGGCCTACGTGTGCGCGAAGGACTACGACCTGGGCGGCTCGGCGCAGGTCGAGAACCACACCTTCGAGATCCAGGGCAACCTCGCCTACGCGCTCGGCAGCAACGTGCCGGACGTGGACCCGAGCCGGGCGCTGCTGGACCTGCTGACCAACGGCCGCTATGGCGCCAACATCGCGAGCGACCGCCTCGACAGCATGCAGGCATGGTCGGACTACTGCGTGTCCGCGGGCCTCGTGATGTCGCCCGCGTTGACGGAACAGATCTCCGCGGCCGAGCTGGTGCAGTTGCTCGGGCGGTTGACAAATACCGCTCCGGTGTGGAGCGCCGGCCGGCTCAAGATGATCCCCTACGGCGACGGCCCGGAGGCCGGTCTCGGTCGCACCTACACGCCGAACGTGACGCCGGTCTACGACCTGACCGACGACCACTTCATCCCGTCGCCCGGCGAGCCGCCGGTGCAGCAGGAGCGCAAGAGCCCGGCCGATGCCAAGAACCACTTCCGGGTGCAGTACCGCAACCGGGCCAACAGCTACAACGTGGACGTGGCCGAGGCGAAGGACCAGGCGGACATCGACGCGCACGGCCTGCGCTCGGAAGCGATCGTCAAGGCGGACTGGATCACCGACGGCGCCGTCGCACGCCTGGTCGCCCAGCTGCTCCTGCAGCGCTCGCTCTACATCCGCGCGACCTACAAGTTCAAGCTGCCGGCGAACTTCAGCCTGTTGGAGCCGATGGACTTGGTCACGCTCACCGATGTGGGGCTCGGCCTGGACCGGCACCCGGTGCGCATCACGGCCACCGATGAGGAGAACGACGACGGCGATCTCACCATCACGGCCGAGGACTTCCCCGCCGGCGTGGCCAGCGCCACGATGTACCCAAGCGAGGTCAACGCCGGCTACCTGCACGACTACAACGCGGCGCCGGGCAATGTGGATGCGCCGGTGTTGTTCGAGGCGCCGGTCGGGCTCACGCAGACCGGGCTCGAGGTGTACGCGGCGGTGAAGGGCAGTAGCGCTGCCTGGGGCGGCTGCAGCGTGTGGGTCAGCGTCGACGGGCTGAACTACCAGAAGGTCAGCACGCTGCACGGGCCGGCGCGGTACGGGCGGCTGGCGAGCTCGATCACAGGCGACGCCGTCACCGTCAGCACCAGCGGCCAGCTGATCAGCACCAGCGCGGCCGACGCCGCGGCGCTGGGCACGCTCTGCTACGTCGGCGGCACCGCGCCCGAGTACTTCGCCTTCCAGACGGCCGCGCTGCTCGCGCCGGGCTCGTATGCGCTGTCCGGCCTGGTGCGCGGTGCGCATGGCTCGCTCCGGACCGGCCACCAGGTCGGCGACACCTTCGTGCGCGTGGACAGCGCGATCGGCAAGAGCGGGCCGCTGGAGCTGTCCTTCGTCGGCAAGACGATCCACTTCAAGTTCACCAGCTTCAACATCTTCGGCGCGGCCGAGCAGAGCCTGGCCGAGGTGCAGGCCTACGACTACCGCGTCACCGGCGTGATGGCGGCGCTGCCGCCGTCGACTCCGACTGACCTGTCTGTGTCCTTCGAGCCGTTCGGCGTCCGACTGAAATGCGCGAAGAACCCCGAGCCGGATGTGGTGGGCTACGAATGGCGGGTGAGTGTTGGCGTCGGCGTGGGGCAGGGCGCCACCTGGGATAGCGCCCAGGCGCTGGAGCAGTCCGGCGGCACCTCGCACCTGTGGGCGGTGCAGGCGAGCGGCTCCTTCACCGCCTGGGTCGCGGCCGTCGACGCCTTCGGCAACCGCAGCACGCCCACCAGCGTCGCCGGCACGGTGGCGGCACCGTCGATCTCGGCGCTCAGCGCGACGATCATCGGCACGGACCTGCAGCTCGACTACACCGGCGTGCCGGGGGCGTTTGCGATCGGCAGCTACGAGCTGCGCTTCGGCGACAGCTTCGCGACGGCCACGGTGCTGGGACAGTTCCAGATCACCCGGCACCTGCGCCGCATCGAGTGGGGCGGCGCCCGTCGCTGGTGGGTGGCGGCGGTCGACGTGAAGGGCAACCCAATCGTTCCCTGGATCGGCGGCAAACGACGCCTGGCCGATCTACTGATCCCGCGCTTTCCGGCGCACAAGTGCTACGTCGAGGTCTTCGCGGGCGGCGCCGCGCTGTACTTCCTTCGCCCGCCGGCGGACGTGGAGGTCATCAACGACATCAACGGCGAGCTGGTGAACCTGTACCGCGTGGTGAAGCATCACCTCGAGGAGTTCGTGCGCCAGTTCAAGTGGGCGCTATCCAGCCGCGAGGTGTTCAAGTGGATCCAGGACACGCCCGCGGAGACGCTGACCGACGTGCAGCGCGCCGCGCGCTTCTACTACCTGCAGCACCAGTGCTTCGGCGGCAAGGTGCAGGGGCAGACCTGGGGCACTGCGACGACTGCGCCACCGGTGAACCTGCTGCGCATCGAGGAGCAGCTGAGCGCCGCGCACCTGCGCCTGGCCGGCACCTTCGTCGAGCGGCTGCACTGGAAGACCTGCATCGAGCGCTACGACCGGCCGCACACGTTCTTCTACCTGGACCCGCCGTACTGGGAGACCGAGGGCTACGGCGTGCTGTTCCCGTTCGAGGAATACGAGGCGATCGCCGCAGCATTCCGCAGCCTGAAGGGCAAGGCGATGATGAGCATCAACGACCACCCGGACATCCGGCGCTGCTTCGATGGCATGCACATGGAGTCGCTGGACATCGCCTACACGGTGGGCGGCGGCGGCAAGGCCGTCGACCGGCGCGAGCTGGTGATCTGGTCCTGGGATCCGCTAGAGGATCCAGCCGGACTCTTCTGATCCGCCAGGCCGAGGGCGTGCAATGCGCCCTTGAACACTGTACAGACGTACAGTACATTTCTGCCATGGATCACCCGTCTTTCCTGCCGACGACCTGGCTGCATCGCGTGGCGACGCGTCTGCAGGCGCAGTGGCCGACGGTGGATCCGCAGCAGCTGGACGACGTGGCGCTCGACCTCTGGCGAGACGAGCGGCTGCGTGCCATGCAACCCGAAGAAGCAGCTGTCACCTGGCTGCGCCCTGTGCTGCCCGAATGA